GACCCACCGCCAGCGTAGCGACATGTCATACACGCGCATGCGTCTGGCATTCGGCAACGGGGATAAGGCCAAAGGCAAGCAGATCATGGAGGCCATAGCCGAGAGGCTTGAGCATGCACGCCGGAAGCACCCGCCGGAAGAGTGGGAAGGCCAGGGGCCGAAGTGGGCAGCCGGGAAGCTGGCCGACGAACTGAGCGAGTTGCACAGGGCCATCAGCCTTGAGGGGCCAGAGCGCGAGAAGGAAGAGGCGAAGGACTGCGCGGCTGTGATTGTGCGCATCATCGGCAGGGAGTTTGAATGATGGCTGGCGACAAGCTGGTTGGCCAGGGCGTGGGGTTTGACCGGACGCGCAGGATTACCGGGTATCTGGTGGGCAGTCTGGAGCGGTTCAATAATGCGAAAAGATCGGAAGAACGGGACAGAGTTAAGCACGGAACGGAGGCAGAGAGTGGGCAACCCAGAAAAGCTTGAGGGATGGGCACAGATTGAGGCGCATCTCAGTTTGTCACGTAAAACAATACTCGCAAGAGGCTATCCCATCAGAAAGGATGGAGGTGTGTTCGCTTTTCGGGGTGAGCTTGATGAACATGGGAAAGGTAAGCCGTTTTTAACCCATTCCCAAAGTTTCCCAAAAACTCCCAGTATTTCCCAATCTTTCCCATAGGTGCTTGTCTTGTACCGCGCTACGCTTCCTGCAAACAGGAGTGTAGACCGTGGCCGACAATTTCAGCATTGCACATGCCTTTACCGCAAAATGGGAAGGCGGTTTGTCAGACGATGCCGCAGACAGCGGCGGCCTGACAAAATTTGGCGTTGATCTGGCCATGATGCAGGACATTGCATCCATTCAGGCCGGACGCGATACCCTTGACCGCATGGGCATTATCCTGCCCGTCACTCGCAATACCATCAAAAACCTGACCGAAACCCAGGCCGCCAGCATCTACCGTTGGCAGGCATGGGAAGCCCTCAAGCTCGACCTTATACCTTTACGCCCTGCCGTCGTGATCTACGACGCTGCCGTTAACAGCGGCCCCAAGCAGTCCGTGCGCTTTGCTCAGCGCGGCTATAACGCCTGCGTCGCCTACGGCCAGCCGTTGGACACTGACGGCATCATGGGCCCGGCCACACGTAAGGCTATGCAGCAGGCAGACACAGACAAAATCCTCATGGCCATGCTCGACCAGCGCGAGCAATTCTATCGCGACCTTGTGGCAGCCAAGCCTAGCCAGGAAGTGTTTTTGCGCGGCTGGCTCAATCGCGTCACGGATCTGCGACGATACGTCAGGGGGCTGTGATGGGACTGATCGACAGTATTCTCGGCATTGGTGGCAAGGTCATGGACAAGGTGTGGCCTGACCGCGCTGCGTCGCGTGAACAGCAATCCCAGATCAACCAGGCTGAGGTCAGTGGTGCACCAGCCAGCCGCCTGCGCCTGTGGCGCTCCTTTCTCGGCTGGATGCTCTCCTTGCTGTTCTGCTGGGAGGTCGTGGGCCGCACTATCATCTTGACCTACTGGCCTGATACCAAATTGCCTCCTTCTGTGCTCAAGGAAGTTCTTCAGCTCCTTCTGGGGATGTTGGGTTTGGGGTTCTAACCATGTCTTCTGAGGCCTTCGACCACGAAGCACGTCTCGCCCGCATCGAGACGAAAATGGATGCCCTGCACACCCGCATTGACGAGGTGGTTGTCACTCAGCTCAAGGATCAGGGAAAGCGCATGCGTGACCTTGAATCAGAGGTTCGTGACCTGCGGGAAGACCGGGCGCGCAATGAGGGCAAGAAGGCCGGAAGCAAGGCTGTGTGGGTAGGGTTAATCGCTATCGTCTCAGCGGCCAGCAGCGCAATAAGCGCGGTCATAACGAAGATGTTTTAGGAAATATGTGATGGCAGCTCGCAAGCGGGAAGACAACCTTTTGCCAATTCGAAGCGAGAAGGAAGCGAGAAGCAAGGGCAGAAAGGGGGGCAAAGCTTCTGGCGAGGCACGGCGCAGGAAGAAGACCATGCGCGAGTTGCTTGAAATCGCCATGGAGCGGCCACAGGGCGACAAAACCACAGCCGAGGCTATCACCGTTGCTCTGCTCGAAAAGGCGCTCAGCGGCGACGTGAAGGCCTACGAAGTGGTGCGCGACACGCTGGGAGAGAATCCCAAGGTGAAGCAAGAAGTGTCTGGCCCTGATGGTGACCCCGTTGATCATTTATTCACTGTTCGCTTTGTGGCTCCAGAGGACAAATAGTAATGACAGAAGCTCAAATACCCGTAGCCTTTAGAGGGCTGTTTGAGCCGCACCGCTTCAAGGTTTTTTATGGCGGGCGAGGCGGCGCTAAGTCGCGATCTTTTGCCGCAGCCCTGCTCATTATTGGGCGCACACGGACTATCCGCGTGCTGTGTGCTCGCGAGATTCAGAACTCAATCCGCGATTCCGTCAAGCGCCTGCTGGACGATGAAATTTCACGTTGTGGATTTGGCGACTTTTACACCAGCACTGACCAAGAGGTGCGCGGTCTAAACGGTTCCCTGTTCCTCTTCGCCGGACTGCGCACCAACCCTGCCCGCATAAAATCATACGAGGGTCTGACTCATTGCTGGATTGAAGAGGCAGAAACCATAAGCCAAAAGTCGCTCGACCTGCTCATTCCAACTATGCGCACAGAGGGGAGCGAGATTTGGATGAGTTTCAACCCTGATAGGGTCAATAGTCCTGTCTGGGAAATTTTCGTCCTTGGGCCACCGCCGCCGGACAGCCTGATTTGCAAGGTTACTTGGCGGGATAACCCATGGTTTCCAGAAGTTCTGCGCAAGGAAATGGAGCATTGCAAGGCGACTGATCCTGACAAGTACGCGCACGTCTGGGAGGGGGAGCCTGTTCTTATTTCGTCAGGTTCCTACTATGGCAAAATTTTACAGGCTGCCGAAGATGCCGGACGCATCGGCATAGTTCCTGTTGAACCGCAGCTGCTGGTCAACACGGCCTGGGATTTGGGCATGGCTGACTCAACGGCAATTTGGTTTTTCCAACATTTGCCCGTGGGGCACACAGGCGAATGGCGCTTTATTGACTACTACGAGGCTTCCGGCGAGGGACTGGCCCACTACGCCAAGGTGCTTTCCGATAAGGGGTACAGCTACGGCATTCACACCGCCCCGCACGACATTGCAGTGCGCGAGCTTGGAAGCGGCAAGAGTCGCATTGACACTGCAAAAGGCCTAGGCATCAATTTTAAGGCGTGCCCTCAGCAGGCTATTCCAGACGGTATAGAGGCGGTTCGACAAGTCTTGGCCGCATCTTGGCTTGATCGAGAGAAGTGCAAGCAGGGGCTGCAATGCCTTTGGGGATATCAGCGCGAATGGGATGATGTTTATGGGCGCTTCAAGGACAAGCCGCGCCACGATTGGACGAGCCATGGGGCTGATGCCATGCGTTACGCCGCCGTCGGATTCCGCCGCCCGGTTGACCTGTCGGGAGCCCCCCGCAAGGCCCGCACCGCTTACGACATGTGGGGCCAATAGCCATGGCCTTTACCTACACCGAAGCAACTACGCCCGAAGCCAAGGCCGCGCCATTCCACAAGATGAAGGCCGAGGGTCTACTGCCCTGGGCAATGAGCTGCATCGACAACCCGACGCTGGAACGCTGGCTGGAAATAACAGCAGCGGGGGTTCTGCTCTGCTGCACCGACGAGGCCAGCGGTAAGTTACTTGGCTGCGCCCACTTCACGCAGTTTCAGGGAACAATTTGGCGCTTTGACTTCACCGCCTTCCACGCTGGATTCCATTGCGCCGCACAACAGGCCCAGGGCGGTTTTGACTACATGTTCGAGCGGCACAGCGCCAGCGCCATAGTGGGCATTACACCTGGCCTACAATGTGGGCACGCCTGTCGGCCCCCGGCTGGCCGAGGCCTGCGGCTTTAAAATCGTCACCCGCCTGCCCGGTGCCTGCTGGCTGGCCCGCAAACAGCGTTTTGTGGCTGGCGTCATGGTCATGTGTACACCGCAAACCCTGCGCAATGTGCAGGAAGGAGAATAGCTATGGGATTTGGAGGAGGCGGAACGCCTGACACGCCGGAAGTCGCACCAGTGCCCAAGGCCGAAGTGACCAAGCCTGTTACCGAGGCCGCCACTGCTGCGCGCCAGAGCCAGAAGGACAAGGCCGCAAAGGCTGCGGGCCTCAATTCCACCATTCTGACAGGGAAAGACGCCACGGCAACCACCAGCACCGCAGGCAAAACCCTGTTGGGCCAGTAGGAGCAACGCCATGCCCGTTGAAATTGAAAAGCTGAACCAGCGTTTTCAGGCTCTGCGCAACGAGCGGAGTCCCTGGGACACGGCGTGGCGTGATCTGGCTGACCACTTTTGCCCCACGCGGTTCAGGGCGGATACCGATTCCAGCGACCGAAAGCCGGAAATCCTCAATCGCGACATTGTGGATACCACGGGCTTGCAGGATATGCGCACCCTCGCCGCTGGTATGCAAGGCGGCATGACCTCGCCTGTTCGCCCCTGGTTCAAAATCGGGCTGGAAGACGAAGAGGCCGCGCAGGCTCCTGACGCCGGGGCATGGCTGGATGAAGTCAGGAAGCGCATGCAGGTTCTGTTGCACCGCTCCAACTTCTACAACATGGCGCATTCGCTTTACAGCGATCTCGGCACGTTCGGGCAAGGACTGATGATCGAAACTGCGGATTGGGACGGCCTGCACTTCCAGCTTATCCCGGCTGGTGAATACGTGCTCGACACCAACGACAAGGGCGACGTGGACACTTTCATGTACCGCACCCGCATGTCTGCCCGCCAGATCATTCAGAAGTTTGGCGAGGATGTTGTTCCGAGCCATGTCAAAGCAGCCGCCAGCAACAGCGGCTCTGCGGTCACAAGCTTCTTTGACGTGATCCACGCCGTTTTCCCGCGTTCCGAGCGCACGTTCGGCAGGCTTGATAGCCTCAACATGCCGTGGGCCTCTGTGTGGTGGATGGGCTTTGGCAACACCGGCGGCGGCAAGCCCTGCGTGTTGCGGGAATCAGGCTTTCGCTCCTTCCCGGCTTTTGCCCCTCGCTGGGGCGTGACCGGCAACGACAAATATGGCCGAAGCCCGGCAATGGATGCGCTGCCTGATTGCCGCATGTTGCAGCAGATGGGCAAAACCACGCTGCGGGCCATGCACAAGGCTGTTGATCCGCCGGTGGCCGTGCCGTCGTCACTCAAAAACGAGGGCGTAGACCTTACCCCGGCCGGGGTTAACTACCTGTCCATGGACGGGCCGGAAAAAGGCCGCATAGAACCCATCCAGCAAATCCAGCCGCAGATCATAGCCGCAGCAGAGCAGAAGATCGAGAGCGTCCGGCAGGCTGTGCATGATGGCCTGTTCGCCGACCTGTTCAAAATGCTCATGCTCAATGACCGCCGCCAGATCACCGCCACGGAAATTGAGGCCAGAGAACGGGAAAAGCTGATTTTGCTTGGCCCTGTGGTGGAGCGTCTTGACCGCGAGTTTCTCTCGCCGATGGTTATGCGCACGTTCCAGCTCATGGCCGACTTTGATCACCTCCCTCCACAGCCGGATTCTATCGCAGGCGCGCCGCTGCGGGTCGAATTTGTGAGCGTCATGGCCCAGGCGCAGAAGCTCGTCAGCACCAGCCCCATAGATCAGACATTCGCCTTTGTCGCCAACGTGGCCCAGGCCAAGCCGGAAGTGCTGGACATTATCGACGTGGATTACGCCGTGCGCGAATACGCCGACGCCCTTGGCGCACCGGCTGCGCTGATGCTGCCAGAAGGTCAGGTGCAGCAAACCCGCGCGGCTCGCGCTCAGGCACAACAGCAGGCGGCAGCACAGGCGCAGCAACAGGCGGCAATGCAGCAGGCCGTTGACCTGACCGGCGCGGCAAAAAACCTTGGACAAACCCCGCTAGGCGCTGACGGGCAAACGGCCATGGATGCCCTCATGGGCGGGATGGGGAAGATGTAGCATGAACAATTATTTAGACCCGGACAACAAGCAGGCGCAGGCCGATGAACAGCGCCTTAAGGCGCAGATGTTTGAACGGCAGGTTCAGGAATCCTTTGCCTTTGTGATCTCAACGCCCGAAGGCCTGCTGATAATGCGCTGGCTCGTAGATTTGAGCGGCATCCTTAAAAGCCAATACCCCGGCGACCACGCGCAGGCCACCTACATCGAGGGCAAGCGCTTTATCGGCGCAAAACTTTTGAACATGGCCGCACAGGCCGGAAAACTCCCAGCAATTTTGGAGGGCAACAACAATGACAACTGATGCTGACACCAACGCCACCGACACCGGAACGGGTTCCGCCGATTCCGGCACCGCCAACAACACTGAAACCGTGGCCAATGCCGGGGCGGGCGCTTCGGGAACCCTGCTCACCAACAAGCCCGGCGAGGGAGAAAACGGCCAACAGGCAACAGGCAATGCCGATGCCAAGGACGGCAAGGGCGAGGGCGGAAAAGAAGGCGGGGAATCTGCGGCCTATACCCTCACAGCGCCGGAAGGCTACCCGATCAGCGAAGGCGCGCTTAAAGGGCTGAATGAGGTCTGCATGGCCGAAAACCTGAACGAAAAGCAGGCCAATGCCGTCATGGCCTACATGCAGGGCAACTACACCTCGTTTGTGGCCCAGCAGCAGGAGGCCATGCAGGCCCAGGCCAAGACGTGGATTGGCGAGTTCCAAGCGGACAAGGAATTTGGCGGCGACAAATTTGACGCCAGTGTAGCCGATGCCCAGCGCGCCCTTGCCACGTTCGATGAGGGCGGCACGGTCAGCAAAATGCTGGCTGAAACCGGCTACGGCAACAACCCAGAAGTGCTGCGCATCTTTGCCCGCGTGGGCCGTGCCTTGGGTGAAGATCAACTTATTGGCAAGGGTGGCGGCGCGGAAAATAAGCCGCTTGAAGATCGTATGTATCCCAACATGTAACCGTTGCAGCAGCAGGAGAACAACATGAGCTACAACAAAGGCATTGTCGCCACCCTTGCGGAGTTGGAAGACTTCTACAAGGGGCAGAAAGCCGGTGACACCATCGAGCTGATGAACCAGACCAACGACATTATTACAGACGTTCCCTTCATGGAAACGAACCAGACGGACGGACACCTCACCCGCGTGCGTACAGGCCTGCCCACTGTCTACTGGCGCAGGCTCTACCAGGGCACGCCGCCTTCCAAGTCGCAGTGGAGCCAGGTCAAGGAAGGCTGCGGCATCCTTGAGGCCATCATGGAGCTGGACGTGGAGGAGATCAATCTCTACGGCGACAAGGCCAAGGCCTTCCGCCTCTCCGAGGGCAAGTCTTTCACCGAGTCCATGCGTCAGAAGGTTGCGGCCACCATGTTCTATGGCGACAGCAACAGGAATCCCGACGAATTCAACGGCCTTGCCATGCGCTACCCGTCCAAAGCCAGCCCCAACGTCATTGATGCAGGCGGCACGGGCAATGCCTGCACGTCCATGTACCTGACCTGCTGGGGAGCCAATACTGCACACGGCCTGTACCCCAAGGGCAGTACTGGTGGTCTGGCGAATGAAGACCTTGGCAAGTATATGACAACCGACCCCGACGGCAGAAAATTCCAGGTTGTGGGCGACAAATACAACTGGCGCTGCGGCCTTACGGTGCGCGACTGGCGCGCTGTGGTGCGCATCGCCAATATCCCCCTTTCGGCCCTCACCCTCAAGAAAACTGACTCCGGTTTCATTGACCTGCACCGGCTGACCATCATGGCCAAGAACAAGATGCCGGAAACCATGCGCAATCAAGCCATCTGGTACTGCAACGCAGACGTGCTGACCGCCTTGGAACTCCAGGCAACCGATGCAGGCAACGTGACGCTGACATATCGCTCGGAAGACTCCGGCAAGGGCGGCCCGCTGTTCAAGTCCACGCAGATTACCAACCTGCACGGCCAGCCCATCCGTCAGTGTGACGCACTCCGCAACGACGAAAAGGCCATCAGTTAACCCCGCGTGACGGGCAGATATAGAGGATAGCCATGATTATTGATTCCAACCTTGTATTGATGGACAGCTCCCCCGTTCTTGGGGCGGCTGTTACCGGCTCCCCCGTTCCGCTTACGTCGTTTCTCAAACCGGGGCGTCAAGAACCCATTCCCATTTGCGCCAAGGTCGTGGGAACGGACTTTGCGGGCGGCACTTCCATAACTTTCAAACTGACGCAGTGCGCCACGTCCGACGGAACCTATGCGGATGTTCCCGGCTCGTCCGTCACCGTGGCCCTGGCCGACCTCACCGTGGGCAAGTCCATCGGCTGGCGTTTTTTGCCGCGCGGCGTGACCGCGCCGTGGCTCAAAATGGTTGCCACGCCCACGGGTGCGTTTACCGCTGGCAACGTGTTTGCCGCCGTGGTGCGCGAGGATGCCTTGCCCTACGAGGCTGGCATGTTCATCGACAAGGGCGTGGTCAAGGGTTAGCACCCGCCCGGCCAGCATAAAGGGGAGGGCCGCGCAGGCCTTCCCCACTTAAACAACTTTTTGGAGCGGCAGATGGAAAGTAAAATCGAGGTGTGGAACAAGGCTCTCGGGCACATAGGCACCCGCACCGTAGCCAGCGAGTCGGAAAACTGCGAGGAGGCCCGGCAGTGCGCCCTGTATTGGGATGCTGCACGCCGTCAGGCCTTGCGCGATTTCCCCTACCCTTGGGCGCAGACCCGTATCGCGCTGGCCGCAAAAGCCCTGCCTGCCGTGTGGGATGGCGAGTGGCGCAACGCCTACGCCTACCCCAGCAACTGCCTTAAGCTCCATAAAATTTCCCGCCCCGGCAGTCGCAAGCGTGAGGACTTCAAACTGATCTCCGACCCTGACGGCGGCGCATCCATGATCCTCACAAACTGCGCGGACGCAGTGGCGGACTACACGTGCGATATCCCTAGCCCGGCACAGTGGGACGATCTGTTCATTTACTTGCTGGGCCGCAAGCTGGCCTGCCTGATCGCCGTGCCGCTGCTCAAAAATAACGGCAGCAAGGTCAACGAGCTGGAGCAACTTTACCGCGCGTCAATCCCGGCGGCATACGAGGGCGGCGCGTCCGAGGGTAAACCGCAATTTGAAGAAGATAGCTGGATCACCGGCAGGGGGGACTAATGACGCTCGACAGCAAGCTTAGCAAGGCCGTCTACCAGGGCAACGGATCTACCACCGTCTTTCCCTTTGCCTTCAAGGTGTGGGACTCAAACCATATTGCCGTAACGGTGACGGACGCGGCAGGCGTGAGCACGGACGTGACCAGCAACAGCACCGTCACGCTCACCAGCTCCGGCGGTTCCGTCACCTATCCCAAGTCCGGCAGTCCCCTGCCCGGCAGCGCAAAGCTGGCAATCACGCGCAACATGCCGTTTGTGCAGGGTATCAACCTTGTTTCGGCCTCGCGCTTTGATCCGCAGGTGCTCGAGGACGGGCTGGATCAGGCAACGGCAGAACGCCAGCAGATACTGGAGCAGATGGCCCGCGCCGTCATACTCCCACCAACCAGCAACGAGTCGCCGGAAGATGTGGTTGCGTCCATCTACGCCAGCCGGGACGCCGCAGCGGCCAGCGCCAGCGCGGCCAGCAACAAGGCTGATGCCGCAGAGGTCAGCGCGCAGGCGGCGGCAAACAGCGCAAGCACCGCCGCACAGACGGTTGAAACCGCAGCGGCAGAGGCCGTAAGCGCCGCTACGGCGCAGGCCAATGCAGCGCATGATAGCGCACTTGCTGCGGCACAGAGTGCGGCAGAGGCCGAGGCGGCAGTGCCGGATAACCTTGTTGCGCGCGTGACCGCAGTTGAGGACAAAAACACACAGCAGGATACGCGACTGGACGCTGTAGAAACAAAGAACACGCAGCAAGATACGCGGCTTGATGCTGTCAATACGAGCCTTGCAGGCAAGCTCAATGCAGACATGAGCAATCGTCCTGCTGGGTCTCAATACCTTGTGTCCACATGGACAAACGGAACAAGCTGGTACCGTAAGTATTCCGATGGATTCATAGAACAGGGCGGTTATCTTGGTGTTATCGGAACTACCAACATTACTGTAACGTTCCCAATTCCTTTTGCAGGTGCATCATATGTCCTGAATGTGTATGCCTTTGATCTGGACACGACTTCGGGGCATCCGCGTACTGCATGGAGAAACACCTATGGCTTCAATTTTGGGAAAACGTCTTCCGCTGTCGATACCAACTGGTACGCCGCTGGATACTAAGGAGGCACCATGTACGCAATCGGACAAAAATTTAAAGGGGTATATCCGCCGGAAGCCGCACAGTGGTGCAATGATAATTGCGCCATGATGGTGCCAATAGAAGGCAGTTTTGAAATACAGACAGTGCCACAGCCCGCGCTGTTAGATTTGCAAATCGTCAAGCGTATGGAGATCAACGCTGGCTTTGACGCGGCCATGACTGCAAGCCTGACAATGCCCAGTGCCAGCACACCAGCCAGCGCCTTTGCGGTATATCAGGCCATTGAAGCATGGAAGACGGAAGACCCCGAAGGATACTCCACACTGCTGGCTATCCATGAGGCCCGCCGAGCGTCCCTGCTTGCCGCTGTGGACGCGGCCACAACCATTGCGGAGGTGCAGGCAATCTCCGTTACCTACGCGGTGTAATCATGGGCGCGCGCATAGCTTACAACAACTTCACAGGCGGCGAGGTATCGCCCACGCTCAACGCCCGCTATAATCTGGAGCGTTTCGCCAATTTTTCGCAGGCCATGCAAAACATGCGGCCCGGTCTGCACGGCGACTGCGCCCGCCGCCCTGGCACCCGTTTTGTAGCCGACCTTGAGGAATTTTCCGTACTCGTGCCGTTCAGCTTTAACGCCGATGCCGCCAACAACTTCGTCTTGGTGCTATCCGACAAAAGGCTGCGCGTAAGTAACGGCAAAAACAACCTCGCCGCCGCCATTGCCACTCCATACGCCGCCGCAGACCTGCTGGCGATATCATGGTCTCAGGTGGGCGATGTGGTCTATCTGGCCCATCCGGCCTACACCCTGCACAAAATTTTGCGGCAAAAAACAGCCACGCCGGGTATTTACGCATGGTCAATCGTTGAGGTTGTGCTTAACCAGAGCATTGCCGCGCCCGCAACTCCGTCCGTATCATTCAGCGATTCCGGCTCGTACACGCTGCGTTATAAAGTGGTGGCTATTGATGCCAGCGGCAAGGAAAGTTTACCATCTGCTGCGGGCTCTTGTTCTGGCAAGCATCCTTCGGATTGGGTTCAGGGCAACAGCGCTACCGTTTCGTGGGCAGCCGTGCCCGGAGCCAAGGAATACAACGTCTATCGGGAGTCTGCGGGCTATTTCGGCTTTATCGGCATATCCACCGGCACAAGCTTCACCGATAACAACTATGAGGCCAAAACAGACGACACCCCAAAGGAAGATTGGGACCCGTTTGCCAACGGCAACAACCCCGGCGTAGTGGCCTTTCACCAGCAACGCATGGTGCTGACCGGTTGCGCTGGCAGCCCTGGTTATTTCTATCTGTCCCGCACGGGAGATTTTGAATCCTTCCGCAAGTCCCGCCCCTTGCAGGACGACGATCCGGTGGAATACCAGATCGCCTCGGGCGCTATCAATGCGGTAACGTGGGCCGCCAGCTTTGGCGACCTGCTGCTTGGCACCACAGGCAGCGAGTATAAAGCCACGGGCGATAACGGCATCATCACGCCCAAGATTTCCTACGTCACCGCGCAGTCATATTGGGGCAGCGCGGGCCTTGCGCCGCTTATCATCGGCAACTCGGTGCTGCATGTGCAGCGCCACGGCTCCAGAGTGCGCGACCTTTTCTACTCGCTGGAAAAGGACGGCTACGCGGGTAACGATCTTTCCATCTTTGCGCCCCACCTGTTTGACGGGCACACCCTCAAGCAGTGGGCCTACCAGCAAACCCCCGGTTCAACCATCTGGTGCGTTCGTGAGGACGGCCTGCTGCTGGCCCTGACCTACATGAAGGAACACGACATATGGGGCTGGTCGCGCCATGTGACAGACGGCGAGGTGCTCTCTGTGGCCACAATCTCCGGTGACGACGGCGACGCCGTTTTACTGGTAGTGCGCCGGACGGTTGCAGGCCAGACTCGCTACTTCCTTGAGCGCCTTGCCGCCCCCTTCCAGCCCAGCGACGACATTGCCGAGGCCTATTTTGTTGATTGCGGCGTGAGCCAGCGCAGCGCGGAGCCTACGCACACAGTGACGGGCCTCGGGCACCTTGAAGGCCGCACTCTGGCCGTGCTGGCGGACGGCAGCCCGGTAGAGGGCTGTGTGGTTTCTGGTGGACAGATCACCATTCCTTACGCCGCCAAGGTGGTACATGCGGGCCTGCCGTACACGTCCGTTCTCTCGCCGCTCTCCTTTGAGGTTCAGGCACAATCCGGCGTGACCCTGGGTAAAAAGCGGGCCTATGGCAAGTGCGTGGTGCGCCTGTTCCGCAGCGTGGGCGGCAAGTACGGGGCCGACCTCGATCATCTGGACGACTTCCCTTTCATCCCCACCAATTACGGCGAACCCTGCGAACCCTTCACGGGCGACAGGGAGTTTACCCCCGGCGGCGGCCAGAGCGAAAGCACGTCCGTCTGGCTGGTGCAGGATAAGCCCCTGCCGTGGCAGGTTGTGGCAATCATGTGTGATGTGGACTTTGGGCAGGTGTAGCTATGGAAATTACATTCGCGGTTGAAACTTACTCTGCCATCAGTGAAGAGGTCGCGCCCCTGACCGTGGCCCATTGGCAGGAGACAGAAGCATCCATGTACGGCAGTCAATCAGCCGTGCCGGTGACGCATCATATGTATTGCGCCATGGAGCAAAGCGGCATCCTGCATGCCGTAACTGCCCGCGTAAGCGGGGCGTTGCATGGCTACGCGGCCTATTGCTTGTCTGAAAACATCAATATGCCTGGGCGTATTACGGCGTCAGCGCTGGCTTTGTACCTCTCGCGCGAAATCAGGACAGACGCATTCGCTGCCCTTCGCCTCCTGCGTTGGGCAGAGGAAAGCCTGCGGCAGCGTGGGGTTTACGGTATTGGCTATAATTCCCCGGCATCACGCCCTTGCGATGCCCTGTATCGCCGCTTGGGGGCTAAAATGACCGAAACTGTCTGGTTCAAGGAGCTTTGATATGGCCGCAATTTCTGGAACTACAGCCGCAGTTATCGCAGGCATAACCGCCGCAACAGCTCTCGCTGGCACCGCCGTGAGCATCTCTGCGCAACAACGGCAGGCCCAACAACAAAAGGATGCCGCAGAATATCAAGCCAAAATTGCCGAGCAAAATCAGGAGCTGGCTCAGGAGCAGGCCGCGTCGGTCAAACGCCAGGGCTACGATGATGCCCAGCGCCAGCGCCTCAAGGCGGCGGGCATTATCGGCACACAGCGGGCAATTGCTGGCGCAAGCGGTATCACCGTGGACACTGGCAGCAACCTTGATCTGACCATGGAAACCGCTGAAAAGGGTGAGCTGGACGCGCTGGCTATTCAGCAACAGGCGCTGGACAAATCCCACAACATACAGATCCAAGGCTGGAACTCCGGCCAGCAGGCGCAGGCCTACGCATGGCAGGCGGACAGCATAGACCCCACGGCG